GGGCCAGCACTCGAAGCCCAGCATGCGGGCACGCGAAATCACTGCCGCCGGGCTACGCCCGATGATAGGTAGGGTGATCATGATGATGGTCTCGGGATGGCGCCGAGCGGCGCGGGGGAATGGTTGCCGGCTTCCAGGTTTCCCCATGGCCGGCGGTGATTCAGTGCCAGCTCCTGTTGGCGCTTGCCAGCTGGCGCGACGTCCGGTCTTCTGCATCGGAGGTTTCACTGGAGCGCCTGGCGGGACTCGAACCCGCAAAACTCGCCTTTGGGGCAATCGCTGAACCGTTTCGCGTTCAGGCGTTTCAGTGCGTCCACTGCCAGTGAAACCTCCGATGCAGCCTGGCGAACCAGGCGATCGGCCCCGTGACGTGGGGGATACGGCCTGGCCCTCGGCGGAGGCAGATGCTGGTGAACCGATGCCAGGCTGCCGGTGATGCGCTCCGCCGGCTGGCGCCTGGATATCCGCCGGGGCGGCCCGCCAGGTCGGGGCTAGATCAAACGGTAATTTCTGGTTGCTCGGCCCGGCGCATGATCCGGACCTGAGCGGTACGCCGCTCTGGGGCCCTTCGGTCGCGGCGCATCGGGTCTTCATCAAGGGCGGCATGGGCAACGACCAAGGCTGCCAGCATCATGCAGAGCGGGCTGATGATCTGGCGTTTCATGGCCTCGGCAACCAGCTGCGGGGCGCGGTGCACGCCCAGCTTGAACATCGCGCTGCTGACCCGCTTGGTGACGGTCATCGGGGCGATCGACATGTCGCGGGCCATTTCTTTGTGGGTCAGGCCGCTGGCCAGTCCCAGGACGCATTCCAGTTCTCGGGGAGCCAGGCCCATGCCCAGGCGTCCTTGCCATTGCCCAAACTCGATCACGGTGTTGATCCTTTACGCCGCCGCGGCGTACTGCTGGATGAGGTCTTCGAAGCCGGCCAGCGTGCGCTGGAAGTAGAGCTTCAGGCCGGGGCTGTCTGCCTGCTGCATCTCGCGGCGGTACATGGCGGCCATGTCCTGGGCGTGTGGCAGCATCACGGTGGTACGGATGAATGGGTCGGGGCAGGCTTCCATCTTTTCGCGAAGCCAAACGGAGTACGGGATCATGGTGTAGCCCTCACCAGTCGAATGCCGCGGGAGATGCCCGGCAGCAGCTTGAGAAATCCTTTCCGCTCCAGCGCCGCTAGGTGCTCCTGCGCGCCGTTGTGCGATGACATGCCCATGGCCTGGGCCAGCTCCGCACGGGTAGGCGGGTATTCGTGTTGGCGAATGAAGGCCTCGACCGCCTCCAGCACCTGCCGCTGTCGCGGCGTCAGCTCGTCGGCCATGACGGCCTCCTATTCGGGTGGCATCCCGTCTGGCCCTCGGGGGAAGGCCAGCCAGTGATGCTCAGTCGATTCGGTCAAACTTCTGATATCTGGCGGGGACCGCGAAGAATTCCCCGGCTCTCTCTTGGCACGCTGTGTCCCAGAACTCCGGCGCCGTCTGAAGCCTGTAGCCAGGCGCCATGCCGGCGATCTCAGCGCCACCGAACTTGTCGATCCGTGCCTGAACCTCTGCCGGAGTAGGAAAGCGGCCGAGGCCCATTGAGATGGTTGCCACGCCGCGCCGGGCCTTTCGGCCGCCGGCCTCCTCGATGACATGAACCTTCAGCTCAACTTCCACCGGCCCGTTGGGACTTTTTTCGTCCATCGCTGCATCCTCGGTTGTCTTCCCGGCTGGCCCTGACCATCCAAGGCCAGCGAGGAAAACTGCTCTCCGCCGCGCGCGTCGCCGGGGTCGTCCCTCTGGCCGGTCTCCACTCTCTGGGTGGTGTGCGGCTGGCTTGCGTGGCTTCGCTCGGCAGGGTGTATTGCCGAGGCCAGTACCAGAGCTGGCATGGGAGCCGAAATTTGTAGCCCGCGCTGTACGCCTGGTGGCGGATCGGCTCGCGGGGATCCCGGGTTGTGTAAAGAGCAGGGCGGCTTTCGCTGCCGGGCAGTTGTCGCTGCCTGTGAAATAAAATTAGCAATGCTGCTAATATTCGTCAATAGCACTGCTAATAAAAAGATTCAGCCCATGAAAAAGCCCGCTCGGCGGCGGGCTTTCGGTGACAGCAGGTCAGTCTTCCTTCGGTACCGTCCAGAACACCTGGACATGGCCATCGTCGCGATGCGCGATCGTCACGTTGTCGTTCTCGCCGATCTCGTCCAGCACCCGGTCCCAGGCCTCAGGGTCGTCTCCTGGGTAGCGCTCCAGCAGCGCGGCCTTGTCCTTCTGCGCGGCGGGCGCGTTGATGGCTCGCATGACGCGCTGGGAGAGGAGTGTGTAAGCGTCTACTGGTGGGCGGGGCTGCTCTGCGGTGGCAACGTTACGCGGCATCGGGTACCTCCTGACTGTGATACTGTTCAAATATACAGTAGGCTAGCGAAACGGCTGACGCAAGGCGGTAGTACCGATGTGCTACATCGCGTCGGCCAGACCGGCCACTAGGAAGCCGCAGGCGTATCATGGCGCCCGCATCAGATCAGGAGACGACCCATGTCCTACAACCTCGCCGACCTACCCATGGACGAACGCCGAGCCATGGAGGAGCACAAGGCCGAGCTATTCGAGTTCTGGAAGGCGAACAAGGACCGCAGCTACGGCGATGCCGCGCGGATCTTCGGGGCCAAGGAGAAGAAGGGGAAGGGCTGGCGCGCCTGGGCCGACCTGGAGCTGGCCGGCCTGGAGCCGCAGCAGTACCGCAACATGGTGAAGGCCGAGATGAACCGGCTACAGAGTGGGAAGCCGCGGGAATAAAAAAAACCCGCATTAAGCGGGCTTCTGAGATCTTCAAGTTTAATGTATTAATGCGCCTTGCCCGGCCAGGCTGGACACCATTTCGTAGTAATTTTTCCGATCTTGCTTTCTATCTATATTGAACAGAACGTCGCTGTAGTCACTTGCTAGATTAAGGTGACTAAAAATTTCTTTTTCAACTGAGCTAGTGGCGCTGTATACAAAATAGCTCGCAGTATCATTTCCTAACGCCTTTTTTCCTTCCATGAACGCCATGACCTTCATCGAGGTTTCTTTGAATTTTGAATTAAGGTCATTGACGTTGTAATCTATTACTTCAGTTATATGGTATCTACCATTTTTTAAAAGGAAGTCTGCTGTAAATCCAGTCTTCTCATTTATAGGGTAGTTGTACACCATTTTATGTCTACTAAGGTCTTCGTTGCTCTTCCCTAGCAGATCCATCGAATCAAGTTGTTCTTTGATTTGGGTGTGAATTCGTGTGTTGCGGACTGCGCGTTCTTTAGATGCGAATGGCTTAACCAAAGTGTTGAAGAGAGAAATGACCTTGTCTTCATATTGGCTAAGATGGTCAAGAAAGAAATTCGCCGGTTCAGATAGGAAGCTCGGCCCTTGGAATGACTTGATCATCTCCAGCGAAAGATCAGTAGAGCCCGCGAGGCTTCTGACTTCTTCTAAAAAGCTTTTTAGCTTCTCAAGATCTTCTATGCCAGACGAGCCATCGATGATTCGTATTTTTGCAGAATTATTAATGAGTCGAACATCAAGCCTTTCTGCCAAAAATACAACAAGACCAACATTGACAATTTCGCCTCTTCGGGGGTCTGGCATATATCTGACTATTGAGTACTTAAAGCTTTGCATTGTCAGATCCTCCCCTTGATGTAAGCAATCCTGTCGTGGCGGTCTTTCGAGTCCCACCAGCTAATATAGTCCTGTCTTTCGCTTTTTGACAGCCATTTTGCTGGCATTCCGTCGAGTATTTCACCAATATCTTGAGAATCAATCTTCCCAATGTCGTCTAGGCACTCGATTGCTTCTTGCCTAATATAATTATTTGTTAGGCATATTCCTTTGAATGCGCGCTGAGTGTTGCAGTTAACTTCAAACGCTTCGTAGCTCGCATGCCCAGTTTCAAAACATGCCCTGCTAAAGTCAAAAGCAAGGGCCACCAAGTTACCGTCAAAACTGCTCCGCCAAATGTAGTTCCCCCAGTGCCGGTCTTCGTTATTGACGAAAAGATCGAACGCATATACCCGGCTAAGGAACCTAGGTAGTCCGTTTACCGGGATACGGCCTTGTAGGAGTTCAAGTATTTCGTGTTGCTGACTCAGTTTTTTAACGCCTCCTTCCCATAACGAGCCAAAGCCGAGATCGCCACACGATAACTTGATAAGCTCGTAGTGAGGGGTCGGTATCAAGACCCGATAAGCAAGCTCGTAGCAGAGGTATTCGCTGGCGGGGATTTTTCCCCGGCCGTCAGTAGTTCTCTTAACAGCATAGTCCCGGCCGTCCCGAGCACTCACGATCAGACCCAAGTCAGCTGAGCCCTGATTGTTCGGGTATTCGTGGAGAATCTCTATCGGGAATAGACGTCGTTGAAATGACTGACTTGCCGCATGCATGGGTTGCGGCGCCGGAGGTATCCCTTTTCCATTATTGGTCATTTCGATATACGCCTTTGTCGATATTTCCACTGATGACAGATCAGAACTGCTCGAGCTTTGCTATAACCACGCCTAGGATCACGGCCTCGCTGTCGATCCGGACGAATGGCTCCGGCCATGATGGGTTCAGCGCCTTCAGATAACGGAACGTCCCCTCGACCACCAGCTGCTTGAAGGTGGCCTCCTGCTCGTCGACCATCTTCACCACCACGAAGCTGCGGTTGATCGCCTCAACCTCAGGATCGCAGTAGATGATGTCGCCTTCGCTGAAGGACTTCCCGCCGTGGGGGTTGAACATCGAGTCGCCGCGCACCCGCAGGGCGAACGTCCAGTCGCTGTGTGGAACGGGGCAGGGTAGGTATTTCTCGGCCATGCCAGGTGCGTAGGCCTCTACTGCCTCATGGAACGATCCGGCCTGCACCCAGCTGATCAGCGGGATGTTGCCGCGGTTGGCCGGCGCCGGCTCGGTGTTGGGGGCCTCTCGAACGTCTGATGCGCTCGGGATGTTCATCATCTTGGCTAGGCGCGGAGAGATCTCGCCGACCTCGCAAGCCAGAACCCGGGCGAGCGTAAGTGCCGCGTCGAGATTCAGCGGGATCTTGCCGGTGGCGTACTGGCTGAAAGCGCTCTGTCCAGACCAGCCTGCGCGCTCAGCGACGTCAGCCTGGGTCAATGACTGGCCGCGCGCCTTCGCTGCTGCTTTCCGGTCTTCGTATATCGCCTTCAGGCGGGCACTTTCAGCCTGCTCTTCGGGGGTGAGGTCACGTCTTTTTGCCATACGCGCAACTGTATTAGCAGAGCTGCTACCCAGACAAACAGCTTTGCTCATTTCTCGTTGAGCGTGGAAAGTAGCACTGCTACTATTGTGGGTGAGCACTACCGAGAGCGCATCCATGCAGAAGATTCCACTGAATGAGTACCTGGAGAAGCACGGCACCCAGGCAACCCTGGCAGCCGCGCTCGGCGTTGGTCAGTCCGCGATCTCTCAGATGGCCCGCTCCGGCCGTGTCATCGAAGTCGTGGTTCACGAGGACGGGCGCATTGAGGCGAACGAGATCAGACCGATCCCGGCCCGCCCGCGCCGCAGCGCTGCCTGACCATGGAAACCATTATCCGCTGGCCAGCATTGCGCCATGAGTCACGCGGAATAGCTGTGATTCCGTCCAGTACGCGAATCGCAGGCAAGAAAAAGCCCGGCGGCAACCGGGCTTCGATACAGCAGCAACAACATCAATAGGTGATCCGAGTATGAACGACCTGACCCTTACCGGCAACACCCTGACCATGACAAGCCGCGAGATCGCGGATCTGACGGACAAGCAGCACAAGAACGTCATCCGAGACATCCGCGTGATGCTCATCGAGTTGTTCAGTGAAAAGGCGATCGATGAGATTGTTCCTGAGCAGCACCGCAACAGGCACACCGAGTACATCCGCGAGAATGCGGGATCGATCATGGAAAGGCTTTTTGGGGATGGCGCCGATCGGAGCCATGCTCAAACTCGCGGTTTTAGCTGGGAGAGAGATACCCGCGGCTATGTCGCCCTTTTCAGGCTGAGCCGGGAGCTGACAGAGACGTTGATCACCGGCTACAGCATCCCGCTGCGCCACAAGGTGATTCGCCGCCTGCACGAGCTGGAGCGTCACGCCGCCCCGTCTCTGTCTGTGGCTCCGCCTCAGTCCTTCGCCGCGGCGCTTCGCCTGGCCGCCGACCAGGCCGAGCTGCTGGAGCGCCAGCAGGCTGAGCTGGCCGAGGCCGCGCCGAAGGTTGAAGCCCTGGACCGTATCGCCGGCTCCCGCGGCGCCATGTGCATCACCGACGCGGCCAAGCACCTGCAGGTCCCGCCCCGGCGCCTGTTCGACTGGCTGAAGGAGAACCGCTGGATCTACCAGCGCCCTGGCAGCACACGCTGGGTCGGGTACCAGCCGCGCATCCAGTCCGGCTTCATCCTCCACAAGATCACCACCATCAGCGCCGACGAGCAGGGCGAACTGCGCGCTGCCACCCAGGTGCGCATTACTCCCAAAGGCCTTGCCAAGCTGGCCCTGCTCGTAGGGGAATCGCTGTGAGCGTTCAAGCCATGTCCTGGGCCATGCAGATGCCCAAGTCCTCCCTGGGCGATGCCTCCGCCCGCCACGTGCTGCTGTGCCTGGCCAACTACGCCGGCCAGGACGGTCGTGGTGCTTTCCCGTCTGCCGAGCAGCTGGCCGAAGACACCGGCCTTTCCGAGCGGACCGTTCGGTACAAGCTGGACCTGCTGGAAGAGATGGGCCTGATCACCCGTGGCAACCAGGCGATCGCCGCCGCCTACATCGGCCGGAAAGACCGCATCACCAACGTCTACGACCTCCAGTTGAAACGGGGTGCAGTGGCTGCACCCGGTGAAGGAACGGGGTGCAGTTCACAACAGCACGGGGTGCAAATCACGACAGAACGGGGTGCAGCGGTTGCACCCAATACGTCACTGAACCAAGAACAGAACCAAGAGCAAGGCCGCGAGGGCGCGGCGAGCGCATCCGGTGATGCTGGTTCGAACGATCCCGAGACCGCCCCTGATCAACCCCGGAGCCGCGCCAAGGGTTTCGGCCTGGACGACATGCAGGCCCTGACCGACACCGCCGGCATCGCCATCTCCGCCGACGTCGCCAAGGACTACCTGGCCTTCCGCCGCGAACTCAAGAAGCCGCTCAACGCCACGATCTGGAAAACCATCCTGACCGAACTGACCAAGGCCAACGCGCACGGCATCTCCGCCGACCAGGGCCTGGCCGAGGCCATGACAGCCGGCTGGCGTGGCCTGCGGTGCGAATGGCTGGTGAATCGCCTGAATCACCACAAGGGCCCCGGCGCCGGCCCGAACGACGACGACACCAGCTGGGCCAATGACCTGAACGAGGGTGGAGTGTGATGCGAAACGCGACCGATATCGTCAAGCACGTGGATTTCAGCCAGTCCCGGCCGGCAGTCCAGCCACCGCCGGCCAGCGTCGATCAAGGCACCGCCCAGGTCGTCAACGCCCTGTTCGTCGAGCTGAAGTCGATCTTCCCCGCCTGGCGCCAGGCTTGGCCGGACGACGAGGCCCTGAAGCGCGCCAAGCGCTCCTGGATCAAAGGCCTCATGGCCGCCGGCATCCACACCCTGGAGCAGATCCGCTTCGGCCTGATGACCTGCCGGGCCAGCGGCCAGGACTTCGCGCCCAGCGTCGGCAAGTTCGTGGAGTGGTGCCAGCCCACCGCCGAGCAACTGGGCCTGCCGCCGGCCGCGAAGGCCTTCCAGGAGGCCGCCCGCAACTCGCACCCGGCGGTGGGGCAGGGTGCCCGCTGGACCCATCCGGCCGTGCACCACGCGGCTATAGAGGCCGGGCTGAGCAACCTGTTCCGCCTGAACGAAGACGCCGGCCGGAAGCTGTTCGAGCGGAACTACGTGATTGCCTGCCGCATGGTCGCCGCCGGCCAGCCGCTGCGCGAGATTTCCAAGGCACTGCCCGCCGAGGTGTCCACCCCGGCCAAGCCGGAGACCGTCACTGCCGAGCTGGCCAAGATGCGCGCCGCGCTGGGCCGGCGCTCGTGAAGGCCTGCTGGTTCGTTCTGCTCCCAGGCCGCCCGCCTTTCGCAATGGTCGGCGCCCAAATCAACCGCGACGAGGCGCTGACCTCGGCTCGCATCATCTGGCCGGAGGCCGACGTAGCATGAATCACAACTTCAAGCCGGGCGACCTGGCCCTTGCGCTATCCGGGCCCTTCCAGGGCGAAGCTGTGGAGCTCGTCGGCTTTCTACAGCCGGGGGATACCGTTTTCTCTGTCGAGGGCCGCGCCCTGGGTGTATTTCGCCCCGCTTCAGGCCTGCCCGGCTGGCACGTCTGCAAAGCACACGAGGGCTGCATGATGTTGGCCGACCAGCTGATGCCCCTGCGCGGTGACTTCGCCCCTGAACGCCAGAAGTCCCAGGAGGTGCCAGCATGATGTTCACCCAGGAGGAACTCGACGACGCCCGCCGCCAGGCCTACGACCAGGGCTTTCGCCGCGGCACTGGAATGGACGCGAAGGTCCAGCACACCGAGGCCTACATCCACGACCGTGAGCAGCAGCTGGATCAGCCGGTGAAGCGCGAGCGCAAGGCTCCGGCACCG